GCACCACGGACAATAGCACGGAAGATGCGGCGGTCATAGTGCTCAGCCAGAGCATAACCGATCTTACGGCTGATCTCACCACGCAGCTCATAGTGAGCCAGGGTTTCATCGAGATCATAGACGAATGCGCTGGAGACCAGCAGGTCATCCACCACAATGGTCTTCTCAGCCACCGGAGGATCACCGGAGCCAAGGATGGGAGTACCGGGGGTATGGAAACCAGCGTCCATACGACCAGTGTAGATGAACTGAAGAGACTTACCGGACTTGAGGGTCCGCTTCATCACCAGATCACGAGCGATGGTGTTGTGCTGAAAGCCTTTGAACATCTCGCCGCTGAACAGCTTGAGATAAAGTTCGTACTTATCACCAGCACCACCGTAGCCAGTGCCGGTGCTAAGATTAGCACGACCTAGCGCAGTTTGGGTAGCGTTAGCCATTGTTAAAAAAAAAGATAGTTAAAGAATTAAACTAGCTCTATACTATCTAGAATGTTTAGAGCTTTGTAGGCTCGTCTGTCTCCAAAGAAAGGAAGCATAGCTGTCAGACATTTAGTTACGTCTTGCTTGTTACCAGCCCTCCAACGCCAAGTAGGCTTAACGTCTGGACGTTCACGATAATAAACTTTTCCGCATTTCATAATGTCCCAGAACTTGTAGATGACATCTTTATCAGTCATCTCAATCTCTAGTTGACGACGTATACAACCTTCTCCTTCAAAAAGACCAGAAGCCCACGCAATCTGAACAGGATCCATAAAATTATTTTGAGATCTTAGGGCGTCTCATTACCACAGCTGCGGCAAAGGGTGTCCGTCGTAACGGGCCAATGCCAATAACAGTGGAGTCCTACACTGAGGTGCTCCACTGCCAAGCCCTGAGTTTTTCCAGTCTCAGGTCCGTAAACCGTTCCTTGGAGTTTACAAGGAAAAATCAGATATTATACGCCTCTGAGGGGGCAAGTTTTTTTAAACTATTGTAAGCAACGCCACGATACTTCAGTCTGGCTTCACGTTTGGCAGCCTTCTGTTCACGAATGCGTTGAGAAAGTTCAAGATCAGTCATGATGATTCCGAAGTACCTGACCCCCGTTCCATGATCAGGCGTCCTGCGTCCCATTAAGGGATGAACGTACGTTGCTTACTTCTTCTTTTTCTTTTTCTTTTTACCAGCGTATTTTTTGATCAACAATTCCTTTCGGTAAATGTTGCTTGGCAGAGCATTCATGCTGCGTACCTACGCTTTCTTTGAGGTTTTGCAGTTTTAGCAGCTGCCTTGAAGTTGCTAGCTGTGGGAGCACCTTTACTCCCAGGCTTACGCATCTTCTCACCAGAACCAGCAGCGATACGCTTACGCTTAGCGTGGATGTTAGCGTAGAGACCTTGTTTAGCCATAGTCAGCATTTCCATTTACGTAGTGCAAGTGCTTTTCGGGTAGGACGACCCTTACTGTCTTTCATAGGACCCTTGACTCCACCCATACGAGCACAGAAGGATCTTTTACGACCAGCATCTTTCTTTGTCCTAGGATTAGGAGCAGGTGGTTTTAGATCAGCACCCTCTTTATTTTTAAAGTACTTCCTACCTTTAGCTGTCAAGCCTCCAGTAGGACTTTTGTGCTCTTTGCGCATGATGTCTACATACTTTATTTAGGTTTTTTACGAATGATTGCGAGATCTGCTCTCGTAATTTTTTTATGAGGCTTAGCTACTGCAGCCAGTTTCTTCTGTTTTGGTGTGTACTTACTGTAGGGCATCACCAAATACCGGGAATGATTTGCCCAGTCATAGCGTATGCACCAACAGCAGCAACGAAGCCTAGCATAGCCAGGCGTCCGTTCAGCTTCTCAGCCTTTTCCCAGTAGGTTTCGTAGACGTTCATAGTTATACCTTAATGTTGGATCGTTCAAGTTTACGCATCACATCCATGCGATACGCATCATCATTATCATAGCGAGGATCGCTCATGTCACGAACAACCTCTGCCATGCTGCGATACGCCTGACCAGTAGAAGACTGCTTACCAGTCACAAGTTCAGGTGTACGACCAACTGCATCTTCATATTGTCCAACCAACGCCTTAACAGCGAAGCGGACAGCAGCCTCGTTGGCAGTGTTGATGACCTCATCAAATGCTTCAATGTCTTCTTCGGGTAGATTCTCAGAAGCCCATTGAACAACCTGAGCATAGCCTTCTTCACCTCCAGCAATGTCTTTGATGTTACTAATCTCTGATTCAGACAGAACACTAGCAGCATCATCATAGCCTAGTTCAGCACGAAGACCACCAAGATAAGCGTCGATGGTTTCATCGGAGAAGCCAGCCTCATTAAGCTGGTCATACATCTCTTCAGTCAGAGTACCGTCGTTTTCGTAGAAGTAATCATTCATTGCCCAGGGATCAATGTTTGCCTCAGCAAATGCCTCAGCAAGTCCTTCACCATAGGCTTGGGCTACAGCATCTTGATTGACGTAACCCTCTTCATCATAGCGTTCAAAGTCTCCTTCTACTTGCTCTTCATCTGATTCATACTCTACATCTGAATCGTACTCTTCATCATCTCCACTATCATCATCATCTCCACCTCGACCCTGCATACGTTGCAGTTCAAGGTAAGCTTTCTCAAGTTCTTCAGCATTCTTATATTTACCAGCAAGGAGTGCTTGCTGCTCTTCGATCATCTTTTCACCGACTTCCAGGCTGTCAGCTTCTTCAGCCTCCCGAGCTGCAATAGCTTCGGGATCGTCGGATGGATCGTATGCAATGTTAATAGCCATAGGTGCTAGTTAATTTAACCGGGGGGAGGAGTAGCAGGTTCAGCAGCTGGCGGAGCAGGTTGCTGCCCACCACCAAGGAATCCTTGAGCAGCAGCAGTAACAGCTTCAACAGCTTGCGGGTTTTTAGATGGATCCATGAGCGGAGTGCCCATGAGTTGTCCAGTCTGATTGACAATAGAAGCTTGCATTTGTTTCTGCATAGCTTCCTGCTGTTCGGACTTGATCTGTTCCATACCTTTAACAAGGTTAAGAATATCAATCCCTTGAGCAGCAGCAAGTCGCTTGATAGCTTCGTCAGGGTTGACGTATTGAGCCAAGGCTTGTGGTCCCATTGTTTGAGCAATGGTAGTGACAAACTGAATCAGGGACTCACGATCTTGACCTCTACCAAGAGCGTTGATACCAGCAACAATTGTAGGATTGACTAGACCTTTAGGCAAGGCAGGGATCTGCTTTGACTTAGTAAGATCCAGCATCTTACGATTAAGATAAGGAATAAGGAACTCACTGGTCAGCAAAGAGAACAAACCTCCAAGCTGCTGCTCTAGCTCCATCTGTGTCATCCTGACCTCTTCAGCAGTGGTCCGCTCACTTTGCCTTACGTTAAGGATAAGGAACGCTTCAGAGATACGCTTCTCCAATACACCAGCCAAATCAAAGGCAGTACGGAAGTCAGCTTGTTTCTGAACCTGAACCACGCCAATGTCATCAGGACGTCCTTGGATGATAGCACCGTTACCAGCGTTAGCCAAGGACTGGGGTTTAGTCGTAGAGCTGGGTGATACAGTAAAGACCACCTTAGCTGCTGCTGCAGAGCCCTCTACAAGCGCCTGCATAAGGGCTTCAAGAGAGCGTAGGTCTCCTAGGAACTCCTCAACACGAGAGCGTCCGTAGTCCTCTCCATCAACTGTTACGAAGCGGAGGGGAAGCCAAGGGCTCTTATCCTTAGGAGCTTTGCCATAGGAGTTAGGAAGAATCTTATCATCAGCTTCCTGATACCAAGACCATCCCTTTTTAGTTAGCTTGATGCAGGTGAATACATCTACATCTTTTTCAAATTTACTACCCACACTACTGTCTACAACGCTTTGCATAGACTTGGGGTTTTCAAATTCAGGACCAAGAACTTTTCGGTTGACCCTTTCACGAGTCACAATCTCAGTCACATTACCATTACCATCCCTCTCTACTACATAACGATTGAGAGGGTACATCTTCATACCATCCTTGTGCATGTAAAGCAAAGCATTACCAGTAACCACAAGGTGTTTGATGGCTGAAAAGATTTGAACACGATCAGTAGAAGCAGCAATGCTTTCCATAATCATGCGCTCAATCTTAGCAAAGCTTAAATCCAGTTCACTTTTTGCCTCAGCAGGGATCTCAACTCCCAACTTGGAGTCATCCAATTGGAGTTTAAAGAATGAAGTAGAAGGAGGTAGCAACCCTAGCATCAATTTAGATGCCAGAGTCACCACCCCTTTTGCTCCTACTGATTGCCAAGGAGTTTTAAACCGAGTGTAATCGGTTGTAGTCTCCTCATGCATTAGCAGTGTAGGGATTGTCAGCTTTGCACAATCAAGTGCGATGTCGAGGAATGCAGTACGACCACTAGTCAATTCATGATAGCGTTGTCGTGCAGTTTTCATTAGGTCCTCGATACATTGGCAGAGATGTTCAAGCCTTGACCAGGAGCAGTCTGAAGAGACGCAGTGCCAGTACGAATGCGCTCACGTTTCTTAGCTGTTGTAGTCTTTGGTTTAATTTTTGGCTCTTTCTCTCCTTCAACCTTCTCCGGCAAGGGAGTAGGCTTAGGCATAGGAGTTTCAATTTTTTGAACAGGCGCAGGCGGTGGTGGTGCCTGCGGTGGTGGTGGGGATGCTGGTCTCCCTCCTCCTCCTCCAAAACACATAGTCTTAATCCTCAGAAAATTTTTCTTTTAAAAATCTAACAACTGACACTTGACCAGCTCGGAAAGAAATCTCCTTATCAGAGAGCTGGTAGTCAGGAAATTGGTCAGGAAATAGTTCGTCTAATTCATCAATAAGTCGGTCAAACTCAGCCGTACTTAGAAAGATTGACATTAGGCATATTGTGGAAGGTTTACGTTTGAATGCTCAAAGAAAGCAGGCATACGTGCGGACTTAGTTGCTGACAATTCAGGCGCTTTGCCTTCATACATCAGCCGATCACTAGAATCGAGCCAGAATTTTTTGTCCAGATATTTATCCTGAGTGTTTACACCAAGAGGCTGCATCACCCAATTGATAGTTGCCTTCCTGAGTTTATCAAGAGAAGGACTGATACTAAGCCCCAACTCGCTATGAATAAGACTATTGGCAGCAACGTGAATCTGTTCATCTCGGCTAATGTCAGCACTTACTGTTCGCATACCAGCGTCACCATTAAAGCGAAAGAATGGTAATAGAACGAAGAAAATCGCACGCTCGGCAACCATCGCTTTGGTGATCGTGTGATCAGGATGCGCCTCCCAAGCAGCTTTAAGTTTGAGGGCTTCCGCTTCCGCTGTCTCATCAACACCGTAAGCAGAGGCGATGTAACCAAGTGCCAGGTCGTGATTTTCTTCGTCGGTGACATTGGATCGCAGTAGATCACGCGATGCTTCTGGTACGTCAGTGGATAAAGCATTAGTAATAAAATCGCCCACAGGCAGTTCCATATGTCGCAATGCAAGCGCACGGTGGAGCGCTGCTTCCGAGCCTTCTTTGCAGATACCGGCACTTGTCTGTACCGGTGTCCACTTGCGCTTCCGCGCCATTAGTTTTTGATAAGGGTTCATTCTTGGCAGTCACAGGTAAGTTCTTCATTTAAAATACCTGCAAGATAATCATCGACGTCCTCTTGAAGAGCTGCATATACATCAGACTTATCTTGAGTGTCGCCCATTACTTGCAGGCTGTAGTAAAGAGAAGTCTGGGGACTTTTCAGCCACTCTTCAATAAAGGCATTGTCATAGGTGACAATATCGCTCCAACTGTTGAAGCTATACCCGTGAAGAAGCCCAGTTCTATTAAGTAGAGTCATGATGCCATCAGCAACACGTTTGTAAGCTTCCCAGCCTACTTTAGAGGCGATCTCTACATCACCATAGTTGTATGTTTGTACTCCGAAAGTACCGCTGTCACGATCGACTGTCTGCGAGATAGGTGGAGCGATTTCTGGTGTGCAAGTATAGCCATCCAGATCTGTGCTTCGATAACTGCAGGAGGCAGTGGGCGCAATAGCAAAGGCTCGAACCATATTATGACTGCGAGCAATGCTGGCGGCACTTTCAATACCAGAGGCAAGCTGAGATACAAGCTCATAGGCTGCTGAGCGTACCACATCTCCTTCGTTATACTGTTCCAACGCACGTCCAAACTGGTCATACGTTACTCCGTACCTTCGTAGGAGGTTGGCAAGTCCAAGCATTCCAAGTCCCACTTGTCGATCTGTTTCTGGGGAGAGGTATTCTCCGCTATCAGCGACACCAGTTCTAGCGTGGAGGGCACACAACTCTTGCATACCCTGAACGAAAGCTTTTGGAATGTCATCAAATTCACATGCTCCAAGGTTGATATGTTGTAGGAGGCATGTTCCACGTGAGGGCAGGTAAACTTCAAGACAGACGTTTCCATAAATCCTATTACCATCCTTGTCGTAACGAACTTTGTTTAACCAAATGTCTCCCTTTTTAATGCCCGTAAGGAGCGCCTCTTTAATTTCGGTACTGGTTTGGTCGAACCAATCTGGTGTGATATTGACGCAACGTTTAATCCAAGGTAGATCATTGCGACTAGCAGTGATAAACTCAAGGACATCATCGTGATTAAGATCAAGGTGACAGACAACAGCTCCATTTTTATAGTGTCCTCCACGCCTTAGAATCTCATTAAGTGTGGAATAAATTTTAGCAAAGGATACAGGACCAGAGGCAGTCAATCCTTTACCGTTTTCTGAACCCTTGGGGCGCAGTTTAGATAGGTGGACTGCACAGCCTGCTCCAAACCGCAGAGCATGGCTAGCAAAACGCCAGCTAGCTTCAATACCTTCAGGTCCTTCCATACTATCTTCGACAACAAAGACAGTACAGCTGACAGGTAGTCGGGAGGTGGGGTCATCAATCCAAGACTGGACGCGACCAGTGCGAGCGATCAACTCAGTAGACATTTTTATACTAGATCAGTGAGGTTAGGTGGTTGGTAGTTAGGACCTTTGAGAACTTTACCGTCCTCTCTATAAATAGGTTTACCATCCTCTCCAAGTTTACTCATGTTGGAGTGATGAACCCGACGCATAGCTTCTTCAAGGTCCCATTCTTGGGAAGCTGCATACTGGAAACAAACGTAGACTAAATCAGCTAATTCTTTGAGCTGGTCTTCTTTTCCATGAAAGTGGTAAGCTTCATGAAACTCTGACCATTCCTCATCGATCAAAGCTTTGTCTTTCTCCCTCCCATTCGTCCCAGATTGAATTTGAAACGCAGTACGGAACTCTTCCGCTTGGTCCATCAGACTCGTGTGTATGTAAGAGTTCATTTTCAAGGTAGTGAATAGCTTTTTTTAGATCATCTGCTTTGCTGTCTTTGAATCCAGCTCTACAAATGTATTTAATTGCATTACCTAAATGGTAATTGAGCTGCTGGTCTCGGATAAAATCCCAAACCTCTATTGAGCCTCTGGTGTAATGAGTGGGTGAGTTGGCCATTCTTTGATTAGATTTGCAACGGTGTTACAGAGTACAAAATTTTGATGCTGTAAAGCTTCAAAGACAGTGATAATATCTTCTTTTGAAGCTTTCTGTAATGTGTCTTTCAGCCTCCTCAGTTTAAACTGTTGCTCCATGGTCAGCTTTATCACCGGGGGTGGGGGTAGGCTGCCAGAGAATCGGCTGTCCGAGTTGGTAGTCATAGTTTTCTTTTTGAAGGATTTTAGCAAGCCTTGCATTAAGCAGAGCATCATCGTCTGACAACCCTCGCTCTCTGTAGGCTTGACACACAGCTTCCCATGGAAAGTCGTGCTTGTCAACTAAATCAGCTGCTCTCTTGACTCCAATACCAGGACAGCCAGGGTAACCATCTGTAGGGTCACCAGCCAGTGATTGGATTAAGTGCCAACGATCACCTTCTTCCTTAGTGATCTCTTGTACATCACCTTTCATGTCCCAGTACAAGCCAGGGATTTGAAGCATGTCCTTATCAGGACTTACAAGGATTGGCTGTTCAAGTGCATACATGGTAGCATCAATACCAAGAGAGTCATCAGCCTCAAGACCCTTACGAGTCACTGTGTTGTAATTCTCTATGCACCAGTTTACCAAACGTTTGTACCCCAAAGGTTTACGTCTATTGCGATGACCTTTGTAATCTGGGTAAATTTTTTTCCTGAAATTCTCAGGACTTGAGAAATAAAGGATGATGTTATCATCCATCATATCCATCCTGATTTTATTCAGCTCACGCTCAAAGATCTTCAGAACTTCACTAAAGTTGGATCTAGAGATGATGACATCATCACCAAAATCAATCCCTTCTTCAGATGCTTGAGCTGCTTTGTAAGCAATGTAGTCGGTGTCAATTAAAAGCATTAGTGTACTTGAGCCCAGTTATCACCTACCTTTGCGTCTGCATCAATAGGAATCCTGAGTCTATAATAATCACCAGCCATTGCAGCTGATGTGGTGCAGATTGATGCAACCTGATCAGCTACATCGGGAGGACAACCAAGAGCTTGCTCGTCATGAATAAAGGCGTACCTTTCATGCTCGATGCCTTGGAGTCTATCGTGGGTAATCAAGAGCCACCGCTTTGCGATGACTCCTGCAGACGATTGTAGTAGAAAGTTCAGCGCCTTGTGTGGCGAGTTAACGAGGATCTTACGACCGTCGATAGCTCGTAGGGAACGATCCACCTTCGCCTTCGTCTTGACCGCCTCAACGAGGCGCTCCAAGCCCGGAATGGCATCAAGATACGCTCTACGGATCTCCGCGCCTTTCTTACGAGCCTGATCTTCAGTAAGCTGTGAATCATAACTTGTACCAATTTTTACATCGGACGCTCCATACAGGAATGCATACGTAACAGTCTTCACAGCCCTACGGCTGATCCCAATCTTGTCTGCATTGACCTGATGGATATCATCATTCAGAAGGATATCCGCATAGCGTCCTTCATCGTAGCGTCCTAGATAATGAGCAAACACCCGAAGCTCAATACCAGCCAGATCACTATCCACCAACTTCCAACCAGGACGTGTGATGAATAATTCCCGACAATCAGCGTCACTACTTACCTGAGCAAGGTTTGGACGTGCATGAGCCATACGATGGGTGGCAGCTCCTATAAAGCAAGAGTGATGAAGCCTGCCATTCTTGACCAACTTCAACCACGCATTACTGCCTTGTGATAGCATTCCTAGTTTTTTCTGTGTCTCTAGAATTTCTAGGAATAACAGAGCCTCTTTTGACCCTATCTCTTTCAAGACAACTTCATCGATAACAGGTCTTCCTGTATCTGTGTGCTTCTTGAACTCATAACCTTGGTGCCATTTGAAGTAGTGAGCGATGTGATTCCTACTACTTGGGTTGAACTCTTTGACACGAGTCATGCTGGCAGACTTTACATAGCCTTGAGTCTTGTTATCACGTTTTGGCGTGAACTCGTCACCAGGCACAGCCCAGCAAAGGCTCTGAGCGGTCTCTCTAAGGCGCTCCAAGCGTGTCAAAAGGGTGTTCTCTAGCTCTTGGGCAGCACGTACATCAAAAGGCCATCCTACAGCCTCCTGAGAGGCCATCAGTTGTGCAATCTGATGCTCTAAGGTTACTGGTCCAGGTATTCTTGGAAGTGATTCCATAGTTTTACGAGAACAGTGACATCTTGTACACAGTAAGCTTGCATCTCTGGAGACCAATGCCCCCAGTCAGCTTGCTTACCAAAATCATCTTTGTGACACTTAAGTCGATAACCCCAAGCCTCCAGGCTGTGTGACCCATACAGCTTAGCAGGCATCATAGTCCATTTCTTCCTCAAATCTATATCAAGTAAGTCAGGATGAAAGAATCGACTCAGGATGAGTGTGTCTATTTGATGATGGTGGTCAAACCAAGGGAAGTGCTTTTTGATTTGTGGTGTGTCATACCCGACACCATTGTGTGCAACGATGAGGTCAGCCTCTGCAAGAATAGAAATGCCAGTAGAAATAGTACGACA